GTCGCCTTGTGGCTAAAAAAACGACCACCTTTAGCGCTGTTACATGATTTGCACATAGATTGTAAATTATCTGTGGCCCACATATCGCCACCCTTGACACGTGGAATGATGTGATCGACAGTATGGGCGGGCCTGTTGCAAAGAGCGCACTGCCAGCCATCTCTGTCAAGGATCTGGATGCGTAGCTTCTTCCACTTACCACTGCCTATTGCTCTATTACTCAATGCCATCCTTTAAGTTTGTAATGTTCTAATGCTTTACACATAGAACCATATCTATTGTTATTGTATTTGATACCCCAGTCTACTTGCTTATATCCATCAACAGTAGCTAACCACTTAGACCTACCTTGTGGTATGCCATAGTGTGAGCCATTACGTGCATTAGGATTCCACCTAGATTCTTTGAAGTATAAGTAATCTAAGCAATAGAACTCATCTAAGTTATTAAGCTGTATAAATGCCCATTGTCTGTAATGATTTGTTTTGTCATTAGCAACGGAATCAGTCTTTACAAAGCAAAGATTAACTATGACTAGAGCGATCCCAACTAGCCAGCACCTTGCGAGCTTTCCCTGTCGGGCTCGCCTTGTGGCTTTGTGAGCCACTGCTACACTAGAGCCTAGCATGCCGTGTCAAATCAATCAGCATAACCGCAGGTCAGACGGCAAGTCATATAGACATCCAACCAATGTATTGTGCATCGGGATTATCTATGAGCCATTGTTTATGCATAGCATTCTGCTTGGCCCAATCCTCAGCTGTAGCCTCAGCCATTCTTACCCCATCCGCTACCTTTAAATATAAGACCAGGTGCGCTGTACATTCTTGACATTTGCAAATTACATTTAGGGCAACTCATTGGCCCACTATCATCATCGTAAGATCTATGTACTGATCCATAAGTGCCGCATTCATTACAGCTGTACTCATACGTTGGCATCTTTTACTCCAATTAATTGGCAAGTGTGGCAGACCACGGCGATAAACTTCCAACTACCACACTTATCACATCTGGATATATCTGAATCAGGTACATCCAACGCTTCGGCTATATTCTTAACACCGACACAGCCACAATCCATACACTGATAAGCCTTAAATCCTTCGGGCATATCCAACTGATCGAGCCACAAAAACTCGGTTTTGCGACTACAACCATTACATTTGAATTGTGCGTGTTTCATGATAATATCCTTATTGCCTACAGTGGCACTGAGTACAAACTAAGAAATTACCAGAATGTATCAGCCTGTCATCATTACAAGCTACACAAACATCAGTAGACGGCACAAACTTTACCTGGTCGTTCTCTATGCGTTCCAGGTAAGGCCCGCCTCTAAGAATCTCTACATATCCCATTTACTCACCCCCCTCGCTATCACTAGGGAAAAAGAATGATCCAGCAGCTGTGATCTTGGCCCAACGTGCTTCACACTGGTCAGGCTTTGCAGCACTACATACGTAACCATGATAAGGCTTACCAGTTTTTGCTGTGCCTTCTTTAAGAATCATTGTGCCATGTTTACATTCTTGTGGTTTCGGATTAACTGGTATGGCTTCTACTGCATCGCCAACACTCCATACAGTTGGCTTGTCTTCTGCGAATGATGCACGTAGCACATCTTCCACAGCTCTAGCCCTTGTGCCTGGCGGTGAATAACTTGCAACCTTTGTCATTTCTTCTCGGCTAGCCCTTTTGCCCTTAGCTGCATAACCTGCGTTTGCAAGCGCTCTGCCGATCGCTGAAGTCTCAGCATTCTCCAATGCAGAAGTTGAATTGACACCCCGATCAGACACGCTCTCACTAGCAAGCCCAGTCGCCCACGGCTGTGCATCGGCTTCCGTCTTAAATAGTTGAGCACTAATAATGTATCTAGTGTCTGTGGCCTGCTCAATCTTTGTGAATATTCTTCCATCTGGATACTCCTTCCAAAACTTATCTAGTCGGCTCTCGACTGTTTCGTAATCTGCTAAATTAAATGCCATCTTTCCACACTCCATCCTCATCTTGCATCGCTTCAGTTATTGTTTTAGCGATAGCGATGTATCCAAGTGCATCGGTGTAATTGTCATGGACTCGTGGATCTTCAGCTTGTCTGCTGATTTTGACCAGGCACATACATATTGCAACTTCATTCGGTTGTATTGGATAACCAAGGTAAGCTGACCAGAGTTCGGCAATTCGCTTATGGTTTCCGATCGGGTGGCCATAATCAGCGCCCCTACTATGCAAGGTGTCAATGACGTCTGCAAAAAGTTGCTCAGTTCTTGTCATAGTCAAACACCTCATCGGTTTTAACTTTGTTCTCGATCATCCGGCGGTGCATATTCCAGCCATCCCGGCGACCTAAGTAGTAATAACGTGCTTCTGCATTTTCTTTATTGACGTGTATATACCAGCCGACCAATATTGCAGCTAGGAATGCGTAACACACTGCATAAAATAAATCTACAGTAATCATATAGCCCTATCTATGCTCACATACTTTGTGGCATGACAATAGTGTTGCACCTGTGTATGACTTTGTGGATGATTTAGACTGTTTTGTTTATAACGATTAGATAACGTTAATATCTTCGAGGTCATCGATATGGTCATCGATAGTGCGCTCGGTGTACTCTGTATTAAGCCCCATAGTGTTTGCCTAATGCTGTGAATGAGCCATCCTTGTTTATTGGCACCAGGGTTGGTGTCAGGGTCTTACCTATGGTTTCTAGTATAGCAATACCCATCTGCCAATTAGCGCTTCCATAGCGTAAATAAGAGGCTTTTTTCCTATCCATAAGATTACCTACCTCGACCCCATATAAGGCCCTGTAATGGCTTCCTACGCCCTCTGCATATGCACTCATACCTAGTCTGTGGGTGTGGCCACACAATACTGATTTACCCCATTTTTTAGCCAGGTTAAGAGCTGTAATACCTGCGTGCTGGCTCATATTGCCCTCATCGCCGTGGGCTAACATCCAGCCTGGGTGAAACTCATAGGCGGTCTTGTGATACTCCATACCCATATCCTTAAATCCCATAAAGGCTGGGTACTGTAATTCAGGTAGGCTTATTAAACCAGGCACCTTAAGCAAAGTGTTATATAGGCGATCAGTATGATTACTGCGGATAATATGACACTCTCGGCTGTACTCACTGAGATCCCACAATATCGACTTAGTAAGTTCCCGATCATCGTGAATGGTTTGCCTATAAGCCAAAGGTGTGCCTTCAGCCCATTTACTAATTGTGTTAAAGTCAATTTCATCCCCAACCACCAATACTGAATCAAACTTTTCCCGCCTTGCTAACTTGATAACATTCTTTACAGCTACCTCGTGATGGAATGGTACCTGCAGATCGCTGATTACCAGGTAGCGCTTAATCGTCTTCCTCATCAGGAGTAGGGATAGTTGGGATAATTCCCTTGTCGCCTACGATCCAGTCAGGCATTGACTCTGGGCTATCCATTAGATACAAAGCAACAGATTCACTAAACCCTGCTTTGCGTGCAGCTTTGAACATCTCGTGCTTGGCAATATAAAACACTTCTAACTTAGATAAAGGGTCAGGTGATTTACGCACCTTGCGCCTGTTAATTTTTCTACGCTTACGTGTAGTTGCCATAGTTAAAATTATCGCTTACTGATTAAGACAAAGAGATCATCAACACGCTGTTCAAGTCTTGTTAATTGATCCTTCATACTAGAGCCACCATTTGGGCGCAACTCATTAAGCCAGTTTTTAACTAAAAAACGTAATCCGATTAGCACGCCTGATAGCACGGCGCAAACGCCAGCGCCAAAGCCAGCCCACTCTGTCGGACTCATTTTTTAGGAGTTGCATACCCAAAGACACCTGCTAGTAATGCCCATAAAATTGAGCGATAGTCAGCTGCGAAATTGGATGCTGCCCAGGCTGATAAGAATGCGCCTAGTGTTAGTACGTATGGATTTTTCATATTCATAACTTGCCCCCTAGTAGTGGTATATCGAACGCTGCGCCATTAAGGTCGCCTAACTTTGTAAAGCTAACGTGTATGTGTTTAGTGTGCGGATTGATGCCTTTGTATCTACGCCATTTCCAATTTAATAACTTGGAAGCGATGTGGTGATTGTGGATGACGTAAGATATGCGTTTATCGGTTTTCGCTTCGATTCGGATTTGGTCAGCCAGATAAGCACTGATCCCCTCGGATGAACCCAGGCTAGAATCAATATCAATTGCTCGGACCCACCCAAAGGTGTCTGGATTATGATCTGATTTTCTGGCGGAGTGGCGGCTATCGCCCACCCACCCATCACTGGCAGTACACCGATCTGGAAACCACGTATCAACTTGATCTCTTAACTGCACACCAGCTGCACATAGTTTAGCCTTCAATTGCAATCCAACTTAATGTGTCCTCATCCCAAGACCATTTGCCTTCAGGTCTAGGTGTTGGTGGTTGCCAATCATAATCATCATCAAGTGTCC